AGCTCAACGATGTTGGCAATCTTGTCCACGACAAAGCCGACCATCGTGCCCCAAACGGCAATTACGCCATCGGCCACCAACTCAAACACCCGCTTGATGCCGTCCACCGCGTCAATCACGAACGCCGCCGCCTCAGTCACAAAGCCGAACGCATCCGATGTTGCCTCACCAAAGCCGCCCGCCTCCTTGGCCGCCTCTTCGATCAGGTTGCCAACGGCGGTCAGGATGGGGGCCACCTGGATAGCCAGCTGGTCAGTGACGCCGGTCATCAGGTCGCTGAATACGCCCATGGCATCGTTGGCCGCCTCAACCTTGGCCGCGTCCACCGCAGACAGGGCGAGCCCCAACTGATCGACGGTTTCGGCTTCCGCCCGAATGGCGTCACCGCCCTGAATCATCAGGTTAATCAGTTCGCCGTTGCGGATACCCATCTGGCGCAACTCATCGCCCGCCGCCTGAGTGGACAGCCCCATCTCCTGCATCCGGTCGGCAATGGTGGCCATGCGCTGGTCAACATCCATCTGCGCCAGTGCGTTTGCATCCAGCCCCAGGCGCTTGAAGGATTCCGCCGCTGTTCCTGTACCCCGTTGCGCCTCACCAATGCGAGCGTTCAGGCGCTCAAGGGCAGAGGCCATGACGCCAGAGGACACGCCAGCATCTCCGGCTGCGCCTTCCAGCGCCCGGAGTCCTGCAATAGATCCGCCCAGCTGACGGGAGAGTTTGGCTTGTGCGTCAACCGCTTGCAGCCCTTGCACGGTCAGGGCCGCCGCAGCCGCAGCGCCCGCCGCAGCCGCAGCCGCGCCGTACTTGGCAAGCTGCTTGGCTGAATCGCCCAGTTTCTTTTGGAGGTCTGAGTCATCGCCCAGAATGCGAACGCGGATACCGCCTACAGTCGTTGTCATGCCTTGCCCAATGCCTCTTGTAGGTCGTTATACATCTCTTCCATGGCGTCCGCGTCGGGCCGCTGGTGGCGAATCTTGGCCCAGATGCAGGCGTCGATCTCGCCCATGGTCATATCCCTGACCTCGGACGGAGACAGTCCAAGGTCAGATACCGCTAGCCCGTAGATTTCCCGCCAGTCTGTTTCGGTGCTGCTGACTTTTTTTTAGCGTTGCCGGACATGGGAGGTGGGTCTTTCGGCTTCGGCATACAGGCCAGCAGAATCTTGGTTGCCAAGCCTACCGCCGTCGCGTCAATGCCACCGCTGGTCTCCATGTATACATCTTCCGCCGTTACGTCGCCGCCTGCGTACTTGATCGTATCCGCAATCAGCTCGCACGCTGCGCCAGCTGGCAGGTCTTTGTTCATCAGCCGCTGAAATAGCTTGCTGATGGATCGCCCCTCGGCTTGTTCAAGGTGATTGATGAATTTAAGCGTCGGGCGCACGGTGTACGCCTCGCCCTGCCATTCGATCTCGATATCCTCCCAGATCCTAGCCATTACGGGGTCACCGGGATCACAGTCTTGACAACAGCGCCGGAGCTGGCGAACGTAGCGGAGAACGTCACCGCGTCGTTGTAGGTCATGCTCTGGCTGTAGGAGGTCATAAAGAAATCACCGCCGATGGTATAAGACGCATAGTCAAACAGCAGGGCGCTGATCAAATCATTGGACAGGGACAGGTCAATCAGAGTTTCGTCAGAGGCATCAAACATGCCCTCGACTGACACCTCTACCGCCTTCTGGCCGGGTTCGTTGAGATACCGCTGAATGCCATCATCGCCGTCGGATGTAACATCAACTGCTTCGTTTGAAATGGTAAGGCTCTTTGTTCGGGCAACCGCTATCACGGTTGGTGTTGCGCCTTGCGCTATGGTGACCTTGCGGCCTAAGATTTCTGCCATGGTGTTACCCTCTCATGTAAACTCTGAATCGTTGTATTCCGTGGCGCGTTAGGCCGTCAGGGTCAAGGTACGTTTCGCTGAATTCGAAATCAATACCCACTGTATTGTAACCGGTTATTGGCACTTCTGCACGATGCAGCAAGTTGTAGATATCACCCATAATGCCTTTCAGCGGGAGATAAGATCGGTTCTCGGCGGTTGAGTCCCATGTGTGGATGGTGATGGTGGCTTCAAAACCGGTGCGCCCGTCGGTGTCCCACTCGATCAGGGTATCGTTTCCGATGACGACGTAGCGCCCAACAAAGTTATCTGGAACGTCAGATTGAGCAAAAACCACAGCGGACTGCCCCGCCTCAAGTGTATCGTAAATAGCCGTCTGCAATGCCGCTTCTGCGCTCATAGCTTACCCTCTGGCTTGGCCGCTTCGATCATTAGCTGTTCAACCGCCCGCCTCTGGCTTTCGAGTGCCGGGTTCAGCCAGGGGCGCGGCTCCATGATAGACGTGCCGAATTCCAGGTGGCCGGCGTATTGCAGGGTGCTGCCAACGAAAATGCCGAAGGGCTTAACGTCAACAAGAATGCTCGACACCAAGCGCCCCGTATCCGTGTTCGGCGCATCACCTGGGGCAGAAGCCGTGTGCGCATAAGGCTTCCCGCCTTTACGGTATCGCGTTACCTGCTCCCCGCCACTGGTTGCTTGGATGGACTTTATGGCCTCACCCCTAACAAGCTCAGCGCCCGCCACGGCAGCTTTTGCCACGGCCCTCCCGTACTCTTCAGCAAGACTTGCGAGGTTCTTTTGCACTTCCTCTATACCCTGAACCTCAATACCAAACTCTTTACGCTTTGCCTTGAACCCTTGGTTAATGGCCATTACGTCGAAACCCCCTCATCCGCATAAATCTCAAGCCACCGGTTGCGCTCTTCCAGGTTAATCAGCGCCCGAATCTGCATCAGCCGCCCATCGAAGTTGATACGGTCGGAGGTTAGTAGGTCATCCCGGTAGCGAATGAATATCCTGTGAGTAACGGTCGCCTCAAGGCGCATGGCCTGGAACCGCTCCCCGCCGCTCATGGGCTTGACGAAAGCGCGAGGCGTGGCAACGGTCGCCCACGTCAGATAAGAGCCGCCAGCGCCGTCAGAGATAGCCTGTTCGCGCTCTATGGTGATGGTGTGGCGGAGCTTGCCGGCGGTGATCTGGCAGCATTGCATCAGAACACCACCCCATATTTCTTGAACGGTTGCAGCAACACCGCAACACCGGAGCGGGTCAGGGCGTCGTTCACGTCACACTCGCCCCGGTGCTCATACAGGAACGCCGCCAGCATCTTGATATTGTCCTTGATGCTGTCCGGTATCGGGGAAAGCCCTGCGCTGTACTCGATCACAAGGGCGGGCTCAGTGTTGTCGCCGTAGCCTTCAGCCGGGACGCCAGCGGGCAACATAACGCTGTTCTCGCGCGCTACAAAGTCGGTCACTGCCTCGCCATAGGCCGTGACAGACGTAACGGACTGCACCGCTGCATAGGGTAGGTCAATCTCACGCTTCAGGTTGTGCGGCGAGGGTGACAGGTTCGGGCTTGTGCGTGCGCCCTGTGTCGGCCAATCCCAGAGCGTTAACGTCCAGTTGCGAGGCTCCAGGTCGTATTGCAACAACCGGATAACCGCATCAGTAGCAGCCAACAGCAGGCCAGCCAGAAGCGGGTCGGTGGACGCCACGCCGATATAGTCGGCAAGCTCTTGCGCCGTTACCGGGCTTGCCAGCGGGTCACTCGTCTTGGCTGTCATGGATAAATCCTTACCTTGCAGCCGCCAAACATTGCCCACGCTTTGGCGGCAGATTTAAGTCGAGAGTTTCCGCAAGCCCGGAACAGCCGATAATTAAACGCCAGAGTCGTCATCTTTCACCTCTTTGGGCGCAATGACTTTCTTTTCCCGCTTATCGGCTTTCGGCTTTTTGGCTACCGGCTCGATGATGCCAGCCGCTTCAAGGCGCTGGTGATACGGGTGCGCCGGGTCAAGGTCAATGACCTGATTCAGCTGATAGTGTGCCAGGGGTTTGGCTACGCGGTATTGCATGTGGAGGCTCCCGAGGTTGGGGTTTTGGTTATTGTAGCACCTATTGGTTGTATCGGTAAAAGACGTGGTATAATGGCGTGGTGGATAGGGTAGCTCCCGAAAGGCTGGTTCGCCGACTAGCTTTCCACGCATTCATTTCATCGGCGCAACTATACGGCGGTAGTTATGCTAGACAAAACGACACTCCAAAAGTATCTCTCGTACAACCCTGAAACCGGAAAGCTCTACTGGAAGGCGCGAATGCCTGACATGTTTAGCCGTGAGCCGGATTGCAGGACGTGGAACACAAAGAACGCTCTGAAAGAGGCTGGGGCAGTTTTTAAGAACGGGTATATATGCCTGTCAATAAACAAAAAGAAACTGTACGCCCACCGAGTTGCCGCTGTCCTTGGCGGCCTCGACCTCGGCAGTCTTCAGGTTGACCACATAAACGGAATCCGAACAGACAACAGGTTGTGCAACCTACGAGTGGTTAGTAACTCTGAAAACGCGAGAAACAAAAGGCTTCTGGACAGAAATACAAGTGGCGCTAACGGCGTTTACTACGACAGCCGCAGGGGGTATAAGCCTTGGTATGTTAAGTATGGCAGAAACAAGTGGGGCGGGGCTTTTAAAACAAAAGAAGAGGCCGAAGCCGCTAGGTCTGAGATAGATAGAAGGCTCGAATACCACGAATTGCACGGAACAAAAAAGGGGCCATAAAGGCCCCTTTCTCATCTCTTCCTGAGATTACACTGCTGCTACAGTGAACGCACCCTTACAGAACGCCTTGGGACGGCTGATTCCGATGGCGTATCTTTGTTCAGCCAGAATGGTAATCGCATTCTGAATGAAGTTCGCGTCATGGTGCTCGGAAGTCCGAATGCTGATACCTTCGCGCACGTACAGCTGTGCGCCCAGCGTCCAGTCTCCCAGCAGGAACGTGTTTTCAGCAATCGCGTTGGTCACGATCACCGGCACGCGCCAGACAGTCGGGGTTTCGCCAGAGGTAGCAGCGAACGCCACCAACAGGTAATGGCCGTCGGTCGCCTTGGCGGTCTCAAGGGTCTGCCAGTCAACCGGGTTCATCACCAGGCCGTTGATGTTGTAGTACTCAGACTTCTGACACTCGGTAATCGCCGCACGAATGTGGTCGATCATCGCAGCCGGAACGTCAGCCGGAGCCGTTCCCACTGTCAGTTCGCCTACATTGTTAATGCTGGCATCTTGCAGGATACCGGTCAGGTTCTGGCCAGTGCCGTCACCGTTCAACAGCTGATCGTCACTCTCAAGCTGAAGCTTGTAGGTCAGTTCGCCGTCGATGGTGCTTTGCAACATGGGCGCGTCAGACAGGATCTGGCGGGATGCCTTGGTGTGCACAGCAATGGTCGGGATGCTAACCGTTACCAGCTCCCAAGTCAGGGTGGTGCTGGCCTTAGTGGCCAGTTCGCCCGCGCCTGTACCGGCCACAGTGCCCTGAGGTGCTGCCGGTCCGCCAGCGTTCGACAGCCGCATAATCTCAACCGCGTTGGAGCTGGTCGGGATAGACGGAATCAGGTCGGCAATCCGCAACTGACGCATGCCACCAATGGTGCGGTATACGGTCGGGTCACGGTCAGGGCGTACCAGTGCGCCACCGGACGCAGCCGTGCCGGTGATGTCCTTGATCTGCACAGACTTGCCCAGCAAGTTGCCGGAGTCCATCAGGTCTTTCGCTTCGGTTACGAAACGCTGGCCGATGGTCTTGGCTTGCTCAGGCTCACCAAAGCCGGGGCGCTTCATCTGGGCTACCAGGTCATTCATGGCCTGTTCGTGCTTTTTGGCCATGTCGTCCATAGACTCTTTCAGCTCAGAAACAGCGGCCTTGGCTTCGGCGTTGCCATCGTTGGCAGACTTCAGCTCGGACTCGTACTTCTCTTTCAGGTTCTTCAGTTCGGTGTTGGCGACGTTTACGGCGTCAACCAGTTCTTTGATTTCCATGTTATTGCTCCTGCCCCGTGAGGGTGCTTCGAAATTGATCAAGTGCGGCCTTCATTTCGGCCAGTTCTTTCTCTTCTGTACCCGCCTCACGCAGGCTTTTGATTGCGACGGGAGCCATGCGTTTCGCCTGGCTATTGGAGTAACCTACCTCTCGCAGGCACTTCTCCAATTCGCGCACATCAAACTGGTTTTTGACTTGAGTAACTACGGCTTTCTCGTTCATGGGGAAGTTAACCAGGCTCACTTCGAGCAAGTCCAGATCCTTAATCACCCGTACGCCGTCTTCTCGGTAGTCAGCTTCCTTCGGGATATACCCGATGGACATTGAATCAATAGCGCCATCACGCAACAGCGTCATTACGTCACGGCCAGCGCTGGTGTCGGAGAGCTTGCCTTCAACGTACAGGCCGCCTTCACGCTCTTCCACCCTGGTGTACTTGCCAATGGGCATGGCGTCAGATTTGTGATTCCACAACATCTTGAGCTTGCCGCCGCGCTCCGCAATGGTTCGGCCAAACGCGCCTTTAACGACAATATCCCCGCCTTGGTCTAGGTCTGGGGTACTGGCAAAGCCGGAGAAGGTGTTGTCACTTTCCGCCTTGACCTCAAAACTCAGCGCTTTGTATTCCATATCTCAAACCCTTAAAGCGTTTTGCACATGATAGCACAAAAAGCAAGCGCGATAACAAATCAAGCTAATTCCATGACCACGGCGCACCGGCAGTTTATGACATTTGCAGGGCTCCCGCTTGGGTCTCCGGGATACATCAACTCCTCATCCCCATTCACCCCCTCAATCAAAAACGGCTCATTCATCCCGCGCCGCTGCCCATCCGCTGCCAGGTGGTCAAACTGAGCCCCGTCTGCAATCGTCCGGGTTCGCTCCCCTTTTGACGACACCCACACCCGCACCATATCAAGCCCGGATGCCTCCGCTACACTCTGCGCACTGGCCTGGCTGGCGGCATGCACTTCGGTGCGGGCAATGGTCTGGGCACGGCTGGCGGACTTGGTTGGCGCTTGGTCGCGTATCAGCTTGGCAATCTCGCGTTCTGACAAGCCCTCCCGGATGCCCCGGTTGATAACGCGCCGGATATCCTCTTGCGTGGTGCGGGTGATTTGCGTGATCTTGCGTGCGCCTATCTCATCCATCCAGCGCCGCATCAGGCGGTCGGTGACCTCGGTCGGCTCCACCTCATCCAGGTTCTTGCTTTCGATCTTCCCGCGCCATGATCTCTGCGTGCCGGTCATGTGCTCGGCCATGGCTTGCATGGCTGCCCGGTATAGGTTGGTCAGTAGGCGCTCTAACCTCTTCTGGTGGTTGGCCACAATAGCGTCAGG